AAGCCGATGGGTATGCTCAGCTATGGCACTGTGGCCAATGACAGCTGGGCCTGGGGTAGCCTTGGTTATGTGCCCTCTGAGGTGGCCGGTGGCATCAACCGCGCTGATCCGATTGTCGATCTGGTTTATGCGCTGGGTGCGGAATACCGTGCGAATGCATCTTTCGTGATGAACTCTAAGACAGCCGGTCATATCCGCAAGCTCAAGGATGCAGACGGCCGCTTTGTCTGGGTTGATGGCCTTGCGTTGGGTGAGCCTGCGCGTCTGATGGGTTATCCTGTCATGATTGCCGAAGATATGCCTGACATCGATGATAACGCGATGGCGATTGCTTTTGGTGACTTTAATGCGGGCTACACTGTGGCCGAGCGTCCTGATCTGCGCGTGCTGCGTGACCCGTTCTCTGCCAAGCCGCATGTACTGTTCTATGCTACCAAGCGTGTTGGCGGTGCAGTAAGCGATTTTGCAGCGATCAAGCTGATGAAATTCGCGGCAAGCTAACCCTTGTCGTGATGCGAAGGTGGCGTTTCGCGCCGCCTTCAGCCCCGGGCGCTGACTTAAGGCAGTCTTTCGCATTGTCTAGCAGTTCCCTTCCGTCCGAGCAATGCGAAGGACGGGTGCGCCCGGGGTCCCAATCCACGAATTTCGGAGCTTTCCCATGATGTTAGTCGAAGAGACCACCGTGCCTGATGCCGCACTTCCGGTCGCACAATTCAAAGACCATTTGCGCCTTGGATCGGGGTTTTCCGACGATGGCATTCAAGACGGGATGCTTGCCGGGCACCTGCGCGCCGCCATGGCCGCAGTTGAGGCCCGCACGGGTAAGATCCTGCTTGAACGCGAGTTTAGCTGGACCCTGACCGCATGGCGCGACGACCGCCGCCAGCCTTTGCCCGTGTCGCCCGTCAGCGCCGTCTCTGGCGTGACCCTGAGCGATATCAACGGCGTTGATACGCTGGTTGATCCTGACACGTGGTATCTTGAGGCTGATATGCAGCGTCCGAGCCTGCATCCCGTTGGCAGCACTTTGCCTTGCATCGGGCGGGGCGGCTCAGTGACCCTTGGGTTGCTCGCAGGCTTTGGTCCTGAGTGGGACGATCTGCCTGCTGATCTGGGCCAGGCCGTGCTGCTGCTGGCCGCGCAATTCTACGAATACCGCTTTGATGTATCCCGCGCGGCACCCACGCTACCCACTAGTGTTCTGGCCCTTATTGAGCCTTATCGCACCGTGCGCATGTTCATGGGTGGCCGGATATGAGCGCGCCACAACTCAACCGGTCACTGGTGCTTGAGGGGGCAGTGAAGGTCTCTGACGGGGCCGGGGGGTATACGCGCAACTGGGAACCGCTTGGTGTGCTTTGGGCGGAACTCAAAGCCGGCACTGGCCGCGAGACCGGTGCGCCTGCTGCGACTGTGTCGCGCGTGCCTTACAAGATTACCGTGCGCGCCGCCCCTTATGGTGCTGCGTCGCGTCCTACCGTGGGTCAGCGTTTTCGCGATGGTGTCCGCATTTTCCAGATCAACGCAGTGGCAGAAAAGGGCGCGCATGCGCAGTTCCTGACCTGCCACGTGGATGAGGAGGTCGCGCCATGAGTTACGCAGTTGCCGCCGCCCTGCAACGCGCCGTTTTCGCGCGGCTTACGGGTGATACGATCCTGACTGCTTTGGTGGGTTCAGCGATTTACGACGCGCTGCCGACGGGCACTTTGCCCCCGCTTTACGTGGTGTTGGGGTCTGAGGAAGTGCGCGATGCGTCTGATAAAACGGGCGCGGGGGCAAACCATACGTTCACCATTTCTGTTGTGACCGAAAGCGCTGGTTTTGCCATCGCCAAAGAGGCCGCCGCCGCTGTCAGTGATGCATTGGTCGATGCGGATCTGAATTTGGATCGCGGCACGCTGGTGGCCCTCAATTTCTACAAGGCCAAGGCCGCCCGTGTGGGCACGGGTGCAATGCGCCAGATCAATTTAATGTTTCGGGCGCGCGTGTCTGATGACGTCTGATTCTACCTAATTTTTGCAAGGAGTACGCGGCATGGCTGCACAAAATGGCAAGGACCTTTTGGTCAAGATCGACATGACCGGCGATGGTCAGTTTGAAACCGCAGCAGGCCTGCGCGCGACGCGGTTCAGCCTGAATACTGAAACTGTTGAAGTGACGAGCTTGGAAAGCGAAGGCGGCTGGCGTGAGTTGCTGGGCGGTGCGGGGGTGAAAACCGCGTCCATCAGCGGCTCTGGTGTGTTCAAGGATGCTGCAACCGACGAGCGCGCGCGCCAGATTTTCTTTGACGGTGAAACTCCGGATTTCCAAGTGATCGTCCCCGGTTTCGGCACCATCGAAGGGCCGTTCCAGATCACATCGATCGAATATGCAGGCTCGCACAATGGCGAAGCGACGTATGAGTTGTCGCTGGCTTCGGCGGGTGCGTTGAACTTCGTGGCGCTGCTCTGATGGCAAACCCTTGGACCGGAGAAGTGGCTGTGACGGTCGATGGCGTCAGCCACACCTGCAAATTGACCTTGGGTGCGCTCGCAGAGCTAGAAAGCACTCTTGGCACAGGGTCGCTGGTTGAGCTGATCGGCCGGTTCGAGGGGGGTGCGTTTTCGGGCGCGGATGTGATGGCGGTGGTTGTCGCGGGTCTACGCGGCGGCGGCTGGCAAGGCACGGCAGAGGATTTGCTGACCGCACAGATTGCAGGTGGTCCCATCGGGGCTGCGAAAGCAGCGGCAGTGATGCTCGCCCGTGCGTTTGAGTTGCCGGAATAACGCGGTGGATTGGCGTGGGCTTTTGCATGCGGGATTGCACCAGTTGCGGTTGAGTCCGCGCGATTTTTGGACGCTCACACCCGCAGAGCTGCAAGTGATGTTGGGTGTGCAAGGGGGCGTATCGCCAATGGGACGTGGGCAGTTCGATGCACTTTTGAGTGATTTTCCTGATGTAATGAAGGACAAAGATGATGGATGAGATCGACCGGATTGACGTGCTGGAAGGCGATATCTCGGCGCTGGAACGCAGTCTTAGGGATGCGTCGGAAGTGACGAACGCCTTTGAAGGGCAGTTGCGTGTCGTGCAAGGCTCATTGGCGCAAACAACGACCGATCTGGGCCAGCTTGAGCGCACGCTTTCGCGCGGTTTGCGTGGGGCGATTGACGGTCTGGTGCTCGATGGAGCGAGCCTGTCTGACGTGCTGGGTGGTTTGGCAGAGCGGATGTCGCATGCAACCTATAGCGCCGCTGTCACACCCGTCACGGATCAGTTGGGCGGGCTGCTTGCGGGTGGCCTCGGGTCCATTTTTGGCGGGCTTTTGCCCTTTGCCGATGGAGGGTCATTCGCGCAAGGCCGCGTGATGCCATTTGCCAAAGGCGGCGTGGTCAGCGGGCCTACGACATTCCCGATGCGCGGCGGCACGGGGCTGATGGGGGAAGCGGGGCCAGAGGCGATTATGCCGCTTGCCCGTGGCCCTGATGGCAGCCTTGGCGTGCGTGGCGGTGCAGGTGGCGGGGCTGTCACCGTAAACATGAATATCTCGACCCCTGATGCGGGCAGTTTCCAACGTAGCCGCGGTCAGATCGCAAGCCAGATGGCGCGCGCCTTGGGCCGTAGCCAGCGTTACCAGTAGGAGCCGACATGACATTCCACGATATCAGATTTCCCGCCTCGCTTAGCTTTGGCGCGCTTGGCGGGCCAGAGCGACGCACTGAGATTGTCACCCTCGCCAACGGGTTTGAGGAGCGCAACACGCCGTGGGCACATGGGCGCAGGCGATATGATGCGGGTATGGGGCTTCGGTCGTTGGATGACGTGGCCATGCTCATTGCATTTTTTGAAGCGCGCCAAGGCCAGCTCATTGGATTTCGTTGGAAAGACTGGGCGGACTATCAATCCTGTGTACCGTCTCGGACGATAGCGCATGGCGATCAGTTGATCGCGGTCGGGGATGAAATCAAAACACAGTTTCAGTTGTGCAAAACATACCGTTCCGGCGATGCGGAATACGTCCGTCCCATTACTAAGCCGGTCGCCGGTTCTGTGACCGTTTCTGTTGGGGGGGTGCCCGTTCGGGATGGTGGTGATTACACGCTTGATGCGACGACGGGCACGCTGACCTTTATGAGCCCGCCTGATATTGACGCCGAAATCCGTGCAGGTTTTGAATTCGATGTGCCAGTGCGCTTTGACACCGACACGATAATGACATCAATGGCAAGCTTTCAAGCAGGCGAAGTACCCGATGTCCCCGTGGTGGAGATCCGGCTATGACTGCACTGCACGATCATTTGAAAACTGGGGTGACCCACACCTGCCTGTGTTGGTCAGTGACGCGGCGCGATGGTGTCTGTTTCGGTTTTACCGACCATGACCGAACCTTGCATTTCGATGATATGACATTTCTTCCTCAAGGCGGGATGAGTGCGCGGGCGCTTGCAAGCAGTGTGGGGCTGTCGGTGAACAACACGGCGGCATTAGGTGTGCTTTCGTCCGAGGCCATCACCGAGGGTGATATCCTTGCCGGTCGCTATGACGGGGCAGAGGTCGTCACCTGGCGCGTCAGATGGGATGATGTCAGCGCCCGTCAAATTCAGTTTCGCGGCACTATGGGTGAGATCACGCGCGGTGCTGGTGGGTTTGAGGCCGCGCTGCATGGTTTGACAGAGGCATTGAACCAACCGCAAGGCAGATCGTTCCTTAAGACGTGTAGTGCGGTGCTTGGGGATACACGGTGCCAGTTTGCCGTAGATAATGCGGCTTTCACGCTGTCGTATCGCCTTGTACAAGATCTGATCGGGCAACAGCTCGTCTTGGATGCTGTCACGTCGTACGATGACGGCTGGTTTGAGAACGGGCTTTGCACCGTGATGTCCGGGGCAGGCAAAGGGCTGGTTGCGGCGATCAAGGCTGATGTGCGCGGCGACGCCGGGCGAGTGATCACGCTTTGGACGCAGTTTGCGTTACCGCTCAACGCAGGTGATAGCATCAGGCTGGTTGCGGGTTGCGACAAAGCGGCAAGCACGTGTCAGACGAAATTTGGCAATTTGATAAATTTTCAGGGCTTTCCGGATATCCCCGGCGAAGACTGGCTGATGAGCACGCCACAATCCGATCAAGTTAATGCCGGCGGAAGCCTCAGCAGATGAGCGCTGACATCGTCGCATTGGCGCGCGAATGGATTGGCACACCGTACATGCATCAAGCTTCCATGAAAGGCGCAGGGTGCGATTGTGCGGGGCTGTTGCGTGGAATTTGGCGCACGGTTTATGGGGCCGAGCCAGAGGGTATCCCAGATTATACGGCCGACTGGGCAGAACCACAGGGTGATGAATGCCTTTTGCACACTGCACGTCAGCTGTTCGTTCCAGTTATTGGCGGCCCGCTGGTGCATGGTCAGATTGTGATCTTTCGGATGCGGCGTGGATTGATCGCGAAACACCTTGGCGTGGTGACCACCGACAGCGCATCACCCAGATTTATCCACGCCTATGCCGGGCACGGGGTTGTTGAAAGCCCGCTGTCTGCCCCTTGGCAGCGCCGGATCGCGGCGCGCTTTACCTTTGATTTAGGAGAATAACCCATGGCAACGATTGCGCTGACAGCGATAGGAACGGCCCTTGGCGGGGCGGTGGGTGGATCTGTGCTGGGCATATCAGCGGCGGCTATTGGTGGCTTTGCTGGTGCGGCCATCGGGCGGCGCATTGACCAGCAGGTGATGGGCGGCGGCAGCACAGCGGTTGAGGGCGCGCGCATTGACAGGTTTCGTCTGACGGGCGCTACCGAAGGTGCTGACATTCAGCAGGTCTATGGGCGAATGCGCATTGCAGGCCAGGCGATCTGGGCGTCGCAATTCAAAGAAACCTCCACCACCAAACGCGCAACCAGTTCCTCGCCCAAGATCAAAACATATCACTACAGCATCAGCCTTGCTCTGGCACTGTGTGAGGGCGAAGTTGGCCGGATTGGCCGTATCTGGGCAGACGGCACAGAGGTTTCACCGACAAGCCTCAATATCCGTTTCTACAACGGCCGCATGGATCAGGAGCCCGACCCCAAGATCGCCGCCACAGAAGGCTTGGCGAACACGCCCGCATTCAGAGGCACAGCCTATGTGGTGATTGAAGACATGGCTCTTGAGCGCTTTAACAACCGTATCCCGCAACTCACTTTTGAGGTGATCCGCCCTGCGCCAGCGGGGCTTGCCGAGGTAATGGACCAGATCACTGGTACGACACTGATCCCTGCGACGGGGGAGTATGCGCTTGCAACGACACAAGTGCATGTCTCAAGTGGATTTGCCGAAAAAACGGCTGTGAACACCAACACGCCTTTAGGTGGTGCGGATTTTTCGGTCTCTATGGACGCACTACAAGGGGATCTACCCCAGTGCGGATCGGTTGTGATGCCACTTGCGTGGTTTGGTGATGATCTGCGTTGTGGCGTGTGTGCAATTACTCCACGTGTGAATTCACACTTGAAAGACGCAAGTGCGATGCGGTGGCGGGTCTCGGGGATGACGCGAACCGAGGCGACTTTGGTGCCGCTGAAAGACGGCGCGCCGATCTATGGCGCGACGCCTACAGATGCCGCCGTTGTTGAAGCTATTGAGGATCTTGTAGCGCGCGGGCTGAAACCTGTGGTCCAACCTTTGATTTTGATGACACAAGTGGACGGGAACACGCTGCCGAACCCTTACGCAAGCGACAACGGTCAACCGGAACAGCCGTGGTGTGGACATATCACTACCTCGGTCGCACCTGCGCTGGGCGGCGCTGTAGACGGGACGGCTGCTGCGGCGTCAGAAATTGCTGCATTCTTTGGGGATGCTACGCCGAGCGACTTTTCGGTGAGCGATGGCCGTGTGGATTATATCGGGCCTGAGACGGGCGGGTACCGTCGCTTTGTTCTGCATTATGCACACCTTTGCGTTGTTGCAGGCGGTGTTGATGCGTTCTGCATTGGCACTGACCTTGCTGGCCTGACTTGTGTTCGTGACGATCAGGGTGGTTTCCCGACAGTCGCTGCACTTCAGACGCTTGCCTCAGAGGTGCGCGCGATCCTAGGGGATGCCTGCAAGATCACGTATGCTGCTGATCAAGAAGAGTACCGCGGCTATACACCCAACGGCACCCAAGACATGTTCTTTCCACTCGACGCGCTTTGGGCTGCCCCCGAAATTGATGCCGTAGGGATTAACGCCCGCATGCCGTTGGCTGACTGGCGTGACACCGACGGACATCTCGACAGCTTCGTAGGTGGCATTCACGACCTTGGTTACCTTTCATCGAATGTGACAGGGGGGGAAGGCTTCGATTGGCACTACGCCTCGCCGGAGGCCCGCGCGGCACAAGTGCGCACACCGATCACAGATACAGAAAACGAACCGTGGGTCTGGCGGTCAAAAGACTTCGCCGGCTGGTGGGACAACGCGCACTTCGAACGAATGGGCGGAGAACGCGCATTAAACCAGACCACTTGGGTTCCCCGCAGCAAACCATTGTGGTTCATGCAGGTGGGGTGTGCGGCAATTGACAAAGGCGCAAACGAAATCGCACCAGTGATCTTTCACGCATCACTGCCGCGGTATTCCAACGGCGCGCGCGATGACCTGATGCAAGCGCACTACCTTTCTGCGGTGATGGGGCACTACACGCAGACCAAGAACAACCCTTCGTCGGATAAATACGCAGGCCGCATGATTGATACTGCGCGGATGCACGCGGTCGGCTGGGATCCGCGTCCTTACCCGTATTGGCCGGGAAACCAGTTCATGTGGACTGACGGCGCAGCCTATGCGACGGGGCCGTGGCTGAACGGGCGGGCGACGAACAGAACGCTGGCTTCTGTCGTAGCTGAAATCTGTGATCGCTCTGGCGTGCGCCACTATGACGTCAGCGCGCTTTTCGGTGTTGTCCGTGGCTATGTCGTCAACGACAGCGGCACTGGACGCGATGCACTGCAACCTTTGATGCTGGCACATGGTTTTGACGCGATCGAGCGCGATGGTGTGCTGATTTTCCGCAACCGACGTGCGCGGGCCGACTATTTGCTGACGGTGGATGATCTGGCAATGGATCCTGAGCAGGATCAATCGCTTAGCCTTACACGTGCCGCAGCAGCCGAAATCGCGGGACGCGTGAAGCTGTCCTACATCAACGCCGAAGAAAACTATGACGCAATCGCCGCCGAAGCGATCATGCCTGATGAAACAACAATCGCCGTGACAAGTAACGAACTGCCCTTGGCTTTGACCCGCAAAGAGGGCGCGCGCATTGTGTCACGCTGGTTGCAAGAAGCGCGCGTCGGGCGTGACACAGCAGAGTTTGCATTGCCTCCGTCGCTTGCGCAAATCGGTGCGGGTGATGTGGTTGCATTGGACGTACACGGGATCACCAGCCTGTACCGGATCGACAGGATCGAAGAGGCAGGTCTGCGCCTTGCCCAAGCGACCCGCGTTGATGCTGAAATTGACCGCGTGCAGTCGGGGGATGAGGTCACAGCCGTCTTGCAACCCTTTGCAGGGCCAATTCCAGCAGAGATGCTCTTTCTTGATCTGCCGTTGATGACGGGCGATGAAATTGCGCATGCCCCCTATGTGGCGGCGACAGGGCGTCCTTGGCCCGGAAGCATCGCGCTCTTTGGTGCGCCGCAAGACAGCGACTATGGCCTGCTGGACACGTTAGGAGAGGCGGCGACAATTGGCGTAACGGACACAGCGCTGGGCGCGGGCCCTGTGGGTATCTGGGACAGACAACAGGCACTTGAGGTCACACTTGTCAGCGGCACACTCAGCAACGCGGCGTCCGATGCTCTTTTGGCGGGCTCCAACACCTTTGCCATCGGGAACGGTTCGGTTGACGGGTGGGAAATCGTGCAGTTTCAGTCAGCCGTACCGCTCGGTGGCAGTCGCTTTGCACTATCGGGGCTCTTGCGGGGGCAGTTTGGTACATGGGGCGATATGCCGGACACGTGGGGCGCTGGCGCAAAAGTCGTCATGCTTGACGGCACGCCAGCGCAGATCAATTTGCCAAGCACATCGCGCGGCACCGCACGGCATTTCCGGTTTGGCCCTGCGGCCCAACCTATGACCGACCCCAGCTACCGTTACCAAGCTCATGTCTTCTCGGGCATCGGGCTGCGGCCTTATCCGGTGGTGCACTTGCGCGCAACGCCACGGGGTAGTGACACAGATATCACATGGACCCGTTGCACACGGATTGACGGCGATTTGTGGGCAGATGGCGAAACGCCATTGGGCGAAGACACAGAGGCTTACGTGGTGCGGATTAGTCAGGGGAGCGACGTCAAGCGCGAGCTCACGGTGACCACTCCGACGTTGACCTATACCGCCAGCCAGCGCAGCGCAGATGTGGGCAGTGGTGGGTTTGAAATAGCTGTGGCCCAAGTCTCTGCCCGTTACGGCACCGGACCTTTCGTAACGATTGCAGTAGCTTAACATGCGTGCGGTGGCGCTTGCGGACATCGAGGCGGCGTTGCGCGTGCTGCTTTTGCATGAGCCCGCAGTGCAGCCCCGCATCGCCACTCGGTTGATCGACCAAGCGCATTGCGGCGATAAATACCGCAAGCGTTTGGGCAAACCCCACCCCCAGTTTGGCAGCGGTACGCTCATGTCTGCTGCGTCCAAACACGCCCGCGCTGCGCGACCGACGCGCTATGATGCACCCACAATCGCAGCACTCAAGACGCTTCTTGATGCGTTGGCATCACGCCGCGTGATCTAGCATATCACAGCTTTGCGCTTGGCTTGGCTTGTAAAACTGCTTTATGGATAACATCTGACTTGAGCAGAGGTATCCATCATGGCGCACCGTCAAACGCAACTGAACGAAATCGACCCGGTCTGGCACCGCATTTGCGACGAGGCAGAGGCCGCGATTAAGGACGAGCCGCTGATGGGTGGATTGATCCACGCAGGCGTGCTGCATCACAAATCACTCGAGGGCGCGCTGGCATACCGGATATCCATGAAGCTCGGCTCGCCCGAGATGTCAGAGCAAATCCTGCGCGAAATCGCCGATGACGCCTACGCGCAATCGCCCGAACTGGTCGCCGCCGCGCGCGCCGACCTTGTGGCAACGTATGACCGAGATCCGGCTTGCCACCGGTTCATGAAGCCGTTGTTGTTTTTCAAGGGCTTCCAGGCTGTGCAATCCTACCGCCTTGGCCACTGGCTTTATGAACGCGACCGCAAAGACCTCGCCTATTTCATCCAGATGCGCACGTCCGAGATGTTTGGCGTCGACATTCATCCTGCTGCGAAAATCGGACAGGGGATTATGATCGACCACGCGCACTCCATCGTTGTGGGCGAGACTGCTGTGGTCGGCGACAACGTCTCAATGCTGCATTCTGTGACGCTTGGCGGAACAGGCAAAGAGGACGATGACCGTCACCCCAAGATTGGCGATGGCGTGTTGATTGGCGCGGGCGCACACGTATTGGGCAATATCAACGTCGGACATTGCAGCCGGATTGCTGCAGGTTCCGTGGTGCTGCAAGATATCCCGCCGATGAAAACTGTGGCAGGTGTTCCCGCCAAAATCGTGGGCGAAGCAGGATGTTCCCAGCC